TCAGAAGGTAACTACGATGCTCTATTAGGAATGGTTACTAACTTTAATTTTACGTATAATCAAGACGGAGGTTATGATTGTACAATAAAATTAATGGGGCTTGGTATACTAGGAGATAGTATTAAGATCAACAACCCTAAAGATCTTCCTAATATTTTAGCAGAAGAGATTAGAGATTATAACAATACACTAATACAAATTGCTACAGCAGAAGAGAGAGCTAGAATTTTAGCAGAGCAAAAAGCAGCAGCACAACAAGAACAAGCAAGAAGAGAGCAATTAATTCCTGTTGATGAGTTAATAAAAAAATATGTTACATACAACCCTAGTAATGGACAAGTTTCTGGAGGAATCTATTCATACCCTTCAACAGCTCCAACAAGATTTGAATTTGCTGACTTAGGTTTTGAAACCGAAGCCTGGGGAAGAGTAACTGTCATAAGAAGGTTAAAAGGTTTTATTCCTCAAAAAGATGAGCTATTTGAAAGAGTCAAGATAAAATTAGACTATGATAAAATCAGTAGCGTAATATCTAAAACTGGTATTAACTTAAATAGTATAGATGTTTGGCAAGCTCTAGATTCAATTATTGAGAGAGCAATACCTGAAAGAGAAAATAATTCCAGAGAAGGAACTTTTACATACCGTAGTAATAATGGACTAGACTATAATATTCGTATTAAGAGAAAGTTTTTTGCTGTTTCTCAAAATAAAGACGCTGTAGAGCAGTTTATTCCTATAAAAGTACAAGACTTTTCTCAGCAGTTTTTATCTGTAATAAAAAATACTAATAACGAATATAAGCTGATAAAGATAACTCAAGAGGACTTCAACACTTTTTCATATACATTAAAGTTCTCAGTACCATTTTCAAGAGACGCACAAGTACTACAACCTCAAGCCACTAATCCAGATGGTAGCATAGCACCTAGAACAACTAAAACAGAGAAAGTTTTATATACTTTAGAAGTAGAACTTACTTTTGAAGATAGTAGTTTTATCAAAAGCTTTACTACTGAAGGTGTAACACAGCCTTTAGATTTTATAGGAAATGAAGCCGCAATAGCAGCGCAGAATCAAAATCAATTTCCAGCACAAGAAAATCAATATCCTGGTCAAGAAGCATCTATTGAACAGATCACGCAGGCTTTGCAATCGCAGTCAGGTCTAGAACTAACACTAAGGACTATTCAAGTGCATGCTTTGAATAAAGCTATTAAGAGAAACAATAACGATTTGTCTATTGGCAAAAAAGTATTTGTTCTAAAAATATCAGACCCTAACGATGCACCATCAGGAGTACCTTTCTATAGGCAGATATTTTCTAACGGTATTTATAGTACCTGTATAGCAGATCTAATAGATGAAAATAAAATAAACGATTCTGTTTACAGTACCAATACAAATATTAGTGCTATCGATAGATTCAGAATATATGCTAAATATGGTTTTGCTACAGAATTATTATCTGGTAGAGAAGACATATCTAAATTAAGTGGTAAACAAGTTAACTATAAAGATCTATTAAGAGCGTTTGTGGTACCTTATGAAATCAATCAAGAGATCATAAAAGGAACTTCTACAACTCATCCAGTATACATTCCTTTAGGTTTACTACTGATGATATTGAATCATAATTGTACAATATATGATACAAAGAACTCTACTTTACAGACTCCTTTAATTTATATTGACTATAATCCTAAACTAAACTTCTTCTTAAGCAATAACAAACAGCTTAGTACGAACCCTTGGGTAACGCTAATTCCTTTTGAAGGAGGCTTTGGAGACTATCAAAGTTTGTTTGTCGATGATATATTAAGTAAGAATAAAACAGCTATAGCACCTTTATCAGGAAGTAAAGAGGATTCTCCTTTATTCAATACACAGAATCAAGACTTACTGTCTTACTACTTACCTCCTATCAAGTCAGCAGGAGAAGATTCTAACCCTTACAAAGGGAATCTTATGAACGTTCTTTTGAATGTAGACTACTTAGTTAAGTTAGTAAGAGACTATAGCTTTAAAGATGGTACAAATAGCATATATCTAAAAACATTCTTAGAGCAAGTTATATCAGATGTTAACAAGTACTTAGGCAATTTCAATGCTTTAAGACTTGCTTATAATGATGGTGCAAATACTTATCAAATAGTAGATGATCAGATTTTACCTCCAGGAAAAAATGAGTCCATACTACAACCTAAAGATAATACAACTCAGATCCCACTAGTAGGTAAAACTAGTATTGCTAAAAATTTAGAAATAAAAACAGAGGTTAGTAATAAGCTAGCTAATATGATAGCAATATCTGCTAACTCGGATGTCAAAAATAAATCTACGCTCTCTGTAAATGGAGACAATTTTGGCTTTATTAACACTAACTATAAGGATAGATATGTACCAACAAAAGGAGACGTTACAACTAATCTAACTTCTAGTTTAGATTCTGTAAAAGCATCAGCTATACAGTTTAATAAAACTATATCAGACTTCTACAGTAAGATCAACCCTTCAGAAGCAACAGTTTCTCAGGCTACTAACTACTATATTGAAAGGATGAGTAAGATCAAAAATGATGACTATCCTACTAGAGCGTCGACTATGATCCCTGTTTCTGTTAACTTTACAACAGACGGTATATCAGGTTTAACTATGGGACAAGCTTTCACAATATCTGATCAACTACTTCCTTACACTTATAATAATCGTAGTGTTGAAGGTGTAAAAGGCCTTGAAAAAGACAGTATCAATAAAGTAGGATTTGTTGTAACTGGTTTATCTAATACCATAGAAAATAACCAGTGGAACACTACTGTTAAAGGTAATATGATTTTCTTGAAAGATGCAACAGACTTTTCTGGGTCATTTATTGCACTACGTGAAAATCAAGGCGCTTTTGGTGTTAATGCTAACAACGCAGCTTCGCCTACAGTAGGACAGGCTCCTTTAGGAGATTTAAATGTGAATCAAAGTTGGGAACAAATAGCTTTTGACTTTATATCAAAGAGAGAAGGGTTTTTAGATAAGCCAAGAAATGATGAAGGTACATTAAGAGCAGGATACGGTACTGATAAGATAGTGTTAGCAAATGGAGAAATAAAATCAGTTGGTCCTAATACTGTATTTACTAGAGAAGATGCAAAAAGAACCCTTATATATCAGATAAAAACAACATTTGCTCCTAAAGTAATTAATCAAATAGGTCAAGATAAATGGAATAGTTTGAATGATAAGCAAAAAGCATCTTTAGTTAGCTTTACTTATAACGTAGGAAGTCTACGATCTGTAATTGTAACTGCTATAAAATCTAACACAGGAGCTACTGCTGTAGCAAACGCCATATCTGAAGGACCGGTTACTGGAAGAGTTAGTGGTTTTTTACAGGAATTAGCAAATAGAAGAAAAGCAGAGGCAACATTATATTTATCATAGAGTTATGTTAAGATACTATCCATCATTCGCTATAACTGCTAACCTTAATACTCAAGGAGCTGAGTTTGTTTTAAATGGACAAAACTATTCTGGTAGTTATTACGAAACATATGATGGTAGAGCTTTTACAGGACCTAATCCAGAGCAAGGACCTAATCAAGAACTACAAAGAATCCCTTACTATGCTTCTGCACCAGGTTTAGATAATCTTAATTTAAGCGCTAGAAGAAAAAGACAAATTGCAGAAACAATAGCTGTAGGTGAATCTACACCTACTAATCCTAGAATACCAGGTCAACCTAATTCTTATTATCCTCAACCAACTGAGCAAGATTATAGAAAAGGTTATTTAATTCGTTACTTTACTAAAAAAGAAAATGAGCGCGGCTTTGTTACAGAAATATCTCAAGACGAGTACAACTCAATTGTGAACGGTACTGCTGACTTTGATATATCAATTTATCAAACTACGACTATACTTTGGAAGTTAACAGGCCCATTAAAGAGCACAAGACAATCACAGTATAATATTATACCAGGTATCATTGATACAAATCAGCGTCTAACTGAATCTGCTAATAGAACATTCTTAGGTATCGTTGACTTTGTTGGAGGCGAGTACTCCAAATTTGCTAGGCCTACTTTATAGATAGTTTTTTTACTATCAGGCCAATAGTATATTATTGTGACTAATAACAGGTTATGTATTTCATCATCGAAGATAAAGAACAACTTCAGCGTCTAGAGCTTTCAGACGAAGCGTTTATACAGATAGTAACTTCAAACGATTATTATCACCCTAAGCTTTCAAGAGCTAGTTTAGTATATTATAACAATGGTAAGAAAGGCTATGTATTTGTTATCAATCACTCAGAAGGCTTTTCTCTAGAGTTAAAGTTAGTAGAAGACTTCTTAAAAAAGCACACTAAGATCTATCTACTTGACAAGAAGTTCCACTCATACTTCTTAGATCTACCTAACTCAATCGATGTACAGTTTATCTGTCTAGATAAAAACAACGAGTACAGTTCTTTTAATTGTGACACAGTAGTACACAAGGACTTTTATATCAAGCACCCAGTACTACCTACCTTAAACGAGATCATACCAATTGCTAAACACTATGAGAAGTGTGAGTGCTTGTATAAGTTAGTTAGAGACTACTTCCACCTTGAGATGGACATTGAACTTCAAGAAAGACTGACCGAAGCTTATAAAGGAGTAGAAGAATCTGGGATCAAAGTTGACCTAAGCTGCTTCCACAAGAAGTTTCAGTTCCAGCACCCAGAATATAGTTTGTTAGGTGATACTATCTATTCTTACTATAACCTATACAACTTAACAGCTAGGCCTACTAACTCATTCAATGGGATTAACTTTCTAGCCATTCCTAAAGACCAGGACTTTAGACAGTGCTTTGTTCCAAAGAACGACTTTCTTGTAGAGTTTGACTTTGACGCCTACCACCTAAGACTGATATCTAGGCTGATTGGCTTTCAGCCACCTAAAGAGTCTATGCACACCTATTTAGGGCGCGCGTATTTCAACCTGGACGAGCTAACTGATGAGCAGTATAAAGAATCAAAGACCATAACGTTTAAACAACTGTATGGAGGGATTGAAGCCCAATACAAACACATTGACTTCTTTAAACACCTAAGTGAGTTTATTGATCAAGAATGGAAGAAGTACAATGCTCATAAGGCGGCGGTACTCCCTACCGGCCGTATCTTGAAGAAGCTACCTGGCATGAACAAGTTAAAGCTGTTCAACTACATTGTCCAGAACCTAGAGACCAAAGAGAATATTGACAAGATCTTGGAGATAAACAAACTTCTAAGTAAAAAGAAGACGAAACTAATCTTGATCACCTACGATTCATTTTTGTTTGACTTCTGTCAGCAAGACGGCAAAACCCTCTTAAAAAAGATAAAAGAGGTGTTAGAAAAGAACGACATGTTAGTAAAACACAAATACGGCACCAACTATGCTTTCTAGTAATATATCTAATATTTATAATTAATAAAGTTATGCAAGAATTAAAAATAATTGAACTTACCGCAGACTCGCTTATGAATAAGTTGTTTTGTACTTTCTCTTCCAAAGATGGTTTGGATGACACCCTAAGGGAAATAAACAGAGAGTACACCATTCTATATAAAAAGATATTTGTTTTGGCCTCTCCAGAGTCTGAAGAATATATGTGCACCTATAATATCGAACTTCAAGGTGGACAGACCAAGATCCTTCCTAATACTATCCTACTTCATAGAAAGAAAGAGTCAAACACTCTTTATACTATTAACGCCTTGAACACTTTGATCAAGAAGTTGAATAGTGGTGTACTAGATACATCGTTCATGATCAACTGGAACGACTACAAGAATAGTATCTTGTTGACTCAAGGTGATGACTTGAAGAAACTCAACACCACTATCCACAAGATAGTTGCAGTGTAACTAGAAAGAACGATTTTTCCTGTTCTTTAACATTCATTACATTTACCAAAACAGTTATATATGGACATTTCAGTCATTAAATCAAGATTGTCGGCTCTACAGAATCCACGTGGAGGACAAAAGAAAGACCTGAGCCAAACCATTTGGAGGCCAGGCGTGGGTAAACACTCGGTACGTATTGTGCCATCTGTGTTTAATAAACAAAATCCATTCAAAGAGGTTTACATGCACTACGGCATCAATAACCGTTCTATGATGGCATTGACTAACTTCGGTGAAAAAGATCCTATTGTTGAATTTGCACAAGGACTTCGTAAGTCTAGTGAGAAAGACAATTGGCAATTAGCTAAGAAGCTTGAACCAAAAATGCGTGTATTCGCACCTGTTATTGTACGTGGTGAAGAAGACAAAGGTGTTCGCCTTTGGGAGTTTGGTAAGCAAGTCTATATGGACTTACTTTCTATCGCTGAAGACGAAGACGTAGGAGACTACACAGATCCTATTCAAGGTCGTGACATTACAGTTGAAACGGCTGGAAAGGAAACCACAGGTCTTATGTACAACACATCTACTGTACGTGTTAGAACTAAGTCAACACCTCTATCAGAAGACGGCGACAAAGTAAAGCAGTGGTTAGATAATCAACCTGATCCTTTGACACAGTTCAAGAGATACAGTTACGACGAAATGAAAGAAGCGCTTCTTAAGCACTTGAACCCAGAAGAAGACATCAAAGAACAAGCAGATCAAGTTGTTTCTAAACAGCCTGAATCTAGTCAATACACTCTTAGTACAACTAAGCCAAGTGTAGACTCCGCAATTGACGATTTGTTCGATATTTAATAACGAAGCCCTGGCAATAAAAGCCAGGGTTTTTTAACTCAATAGTTTTGTATGGCAAAAGCAAAAGAATCGCTTACTAGCACTATATCTAGTGCAATCAAAGGCACCGCTGATCTAGAGAAGTTTAAGAAGGGCAAGAACCTTTCAGCAGGTGTTGTTTTCAAAGAACAAAGTTGGATACCACTTTCACAAGCATTTCAAGATACACTACAAATTCCTGGTATTCCTGTTGGTCACATTACACTGTTAAGAGGACACTCTGATACTGGTAAGACAACTGCACTACTTGAAGCAGCTGTTAGTGCACAAAAGTTAGGAATACTACCTGTGTTTATTATCACAGAGATGAAGTGGGATTGGACACACGCTCGTGAGATGGGCTTTCAATTTGAAGAGATAGCAGACCCTGCAACTGGAGAAGTTGTAGACTACAAAGGCTTCTTCTTATACATTGACCGTGAGAAGTTAGAGTGTATTGAAGACGTAGCAGGGTTTATCGCTGATATTTTAGATGAGCAAAAGAGAGGAACACTTCCTTACAACATCTGCTTCTTCTGGGATTCAGTTGGATCAATTCCTTGTAGAATGTCGATTGAGAAAAGCACAAACAATAACGAATGGAATGCAGGTGCCATGTCACAACAGTTTGGTAACTTCATTAACCAGCGTATTGTATTATCACGTAAAGCATCTCAACCATATACCAATACATTAGTAGCAGTTAATAAGGTGTGGGTAGCAAAGCCTGATTCACCAATGGGTCAGCCTACACTCAATAACAAAGGTGGTAACACCATGTACTTTGACTCATCTTTAGTTATCACATTCGGTAACATTGCAAGAGCAGGTACAAACAAGATCAAGGCTACTAAAAATGGTAAAGAAGTAGAGTTCGCTAAGAGAACTAGAATTAGCTGTGACAAGAATCACGTAACTGGTGTTACAGCTGTTAATAAGGTCATTATGACTGTGCACGGGTTTATCAATGATGATAAGAAAGAGCTTGATAACTATAAGAAAGAGTACTCTGATCAATGGATGAAGGTCCTTGGATCAAGCACTTTCGATGTAGTAGAAGAAGAAACTGGATTATCACCTGATATATTTGACACAGAAGATTAATGAACAAAGAATACAAAAAAATATTCGACTCTTTAAAAGAGGAGAAGGCCCTAGACTCAGTAGACAGTCGAGTGCTATTAATAGACGGGCTAAACACCTTCTTGAGAGCATTCGCTGCTATTGGTTGGGTTAACAAAGACCTATCACATATTGGTGGTTTAACTGGCTTTTTAAGGTCGTTAGGCTATGTTATTAAATTAGTTAGACCAACTAGAGTGATTGTAGTGTTTGATGGGCAAGGCTCATCTACAAACAAAAGGTACATTTACCCAGAATATAAAGCTAATCGTGGACTCACGAGAGTTACTACTTGGGATTCATTTGAATCACAGCAAGAAGAGTCTGACTCTATTACTGAACAATTAGTAAGACTAATCTCGTATCTAAAGACACTACCAGTCGACATGATCTCTATTGACAAGATAGAAGCAGATGATGTTATTGGTTATATTAGTCAAAAGCTTACTGGTGAAGTTACAATCATGTCCAGTGATCGTGACTACTTACAGTTAGTGTCTGATAAGGTAACAGTCTACTCGCCTACAAAGAAGAAGTTCTATGATCATGATCTAGTGCTTACTGAGTATGGTGTTAGCCCTAACAACTTCTTGACACAAAAGATATTGTTAGGTGATTCTGGAGATAATATACCTGGTGTAAAAGGACTCGGTTCTAAGACAATGTTGAAAGAGTTTCCTGAGTTAGCGAAAGATGATCTAGTAACTCTAGATGATGTTCTAGCAAAGTGTGATGGTAGGAAAAAGATACTAGAGTCGATCAAGAACTTCGAGTTTCAACTTAGAATCAATCAAAGGCTCATGGATCTAAAGAGGCCTAATATACCAGAAGAAGCAGAAGAGGAAGTAAAAAGTGTGTTACTCAACCCAAATAAATGCTATGATTCACAGAAATTTCTTACATTGTATCATGAGGATGAGTTAGGCAACTCAATCCAAAATGTACAAACCTGGCTTTTTAATCATTTTCACAATCTACAAAAGTATAAATAGTTATGTCGAATTTAAATCAGTTACAGCAGTACGGTATCGGTTTTCAAGTAAAGGTTTTATCTAGCTTATTAAAGCACAAAGAGTTTCTACAAAACATTAACGATATCTTAGATACAGAGATGTTCGATAATCCAGCTCACAAATGGATCGTAGGTGAGATACTACGCTTCTACTACAAGTATCATACAACACCATCTGTAGATGCACTACAAGTTGAAGTTAGAAAGATAGAGAACGAAGTGTTGAAGGTGTCAGTAGTAGAGCAGTTAAAAGAATCGTTGAAAGCATCTAATGAAGATCGTGAGTATGTAGAGCAAGAGTTTAGTAGTTTCTGTAAGAATCAACAGATCAAGAAAGCTATCTTAAATTCAGTAGGCCTTTTAGAGAAAGGTCAGTACGACGACATCAAGTATATGATGGACGCTGCGTTAAAAGCAGGGCAAGATAAGTCCATAGGCCACGAATATGAGAAGGATATTGAGACCAGGTATCGTGAAGAAGAACGTGCCGCTATACCTACAGCATGGCCACACGTGAATGAGCTACTAATGGGAGGCCTCGGTTCAGGTGACCTTGGTATTATATTCGGTAATCCTGGAGGAGGTAAATCATGGATGCTAGTTAATATGGGAGCCATGGCAGTACAACGTGGTTACACAGTATGTCACTACACATTAGAACTGTCTGAGTATTACGTAGGTAAAAGATACGACTCATTATTCACAGGGATAGATGTACAAGCTGTGCACAAACACAGAGGATCTATTGAAGAAGCTGTGTCTAAGGTAAAAGGTAAGTTGATCATTAAAGAGTTCCCGATGGGAAAGGCAACTACACATACTATTGAGTCACACATCCAGAAGTGTCGTGATCTTGGATACCCTCCAGACCTGGTTATTATCGACTATGTTGATCTACTCAAGAGCAAGACCAAGTCAATTGACCCAAAAGATGCAATCGACGACGTCTATACTGCTACCAAAGGTATGGCAAGAGAATTGAAGGTGCCAATCTGGACAGTATCACAGGTTAACCGTGCCGGTGCCAAAGACGATGTAATCGAAGGTGACAAGGCAGCAGGTTCATATAACAAGATGATGATTGCAGACTTTGCTATGTCACTGTCTAGAAAAAGACAAGACAAGGTAAATGGTACAGGCCGTATACATATTATGAAAAATCGTTATGGCATGGACGGTATGACCTACGCTGCCAAGATCAGTACCAACAACGGATCAATTGAAATTAACCCTGACAGTCTAGATGATGACGAGTTAAATATAGAGACCTCAGCTCCAATCTCTGGCTCCAACAAAGGGTATAGCTCTAGTCTAGACCGTGATGAGAAGGCTTATTTAGCATCCAAATTTTTTGAGCTGAATATCTAAAGCCGATATTTATTAGAGAAAAACAGACCCACATGAATTTTTTGATAGATCTACTTAAAAAGGCAACCAAAGGAGATAACTTCCGTGTTAAAGCTACTCCAACAAAGTACAATGACAAGATTGCCCAATTAAACACTACTTCAAACAATCAGTTTGATAGACTAACTACATCTAAGATCAATCAGATTCAGAAGACTGGCAATTCTGTTTTGACTCAAACGAGCTCTAAAGGCTCTATCCTACCAGGTTCTTAATCGAACCTATCATCACTTAAGACTGAGAAACAGGTTATATTGTTGACTAGAAGGCTTACCGGTCTCTTAGAGGCCACTTTATTATATAAACTATTTTAAAAACTAAAACAAAAAATGGAATCGAAGGACATTCTTATCCCATGGGGCGAAATTGGATACATTACATTTAAAAGAACTTATGCTAGAAGACTAAAAGAGGATGATCCTAATTCTAAAACAGAAGAGTTTTGGCAAGTTGTACAGCGTGAACTAGATGCTTCAGACAAGCAGTTAAAAGTTGGCTTTACTGAAGAAGAGAAAAAGAGGTACGCTGAAATGAGACTTAACTTGAAGTTCTCTACGGCTGGTCGTTTTATGTGGCAGCTTGGTACAAAGACTGTAGATAAGCTAGGTCTACCATCACTTCAAAACTGTGCATTCGTTACAGTTAACAATCCTATTAGACCATTCACATGGGCATTTGAAATGCTAATGTTAGGTTCAGGTGTTGGCTACAATATTCAAAAGCACAACGTTTATCAACTACCTAAAGTAAAAGGAAAAGTTAAGATAGAACGTAAAGACGTTAAAGACGCTGACTTCATTGTACCAGATACTCGTGAAGGCTGGGTGAAGTTGTTAGGTAAAGTATTGAAAGCGCACTTCTATTCTGGAGAAGGCTTCACATATTCTACAATGATGATCAGATCTAAAGGCGCTACTATTAAAGGATTCGGTGGTACAGCATCAGGCCCAGAAGATCTTTGTTGGGGTATTGCTGAGATCAATAAGATATTGAATGGTCGTGCTAATAAGAAGTTAAGACCGATTGACTGTCTAGACATCATGAACATTATTGGTATGGTAGTTGTTGCAGGAAACGTTAGACGTTCTGCACAAATTTCTATTGGTGACTATGATGACATCGAGTATTTGAAAGCTAAGCGTTGGGACCTTGGTTCTATTCCTAACTGGAGAGCTATGAGCAATAACTCAATTGTAGCACCAGAGAACACTGATGATCTACTTCCTGAA